TTCTACAATGATGAATTGAATACTTTTTCACAGAAGCGTGTTGCCTGTACTAGCTCGCAGCATGGTTGATTCGAATGAGTCATAGTTAATGCCTGGGTGGAGTTCGCTCCATGGACGCCCGGGAGTTCTATTTTTGAAATTGGACCATTGCAGTTGTTGCCCGAATCATAACCGAAAGATCAAGACATGCCCTTTCGTTTTTCTGTCTGTTTGAACCATCGGAAATAGAGTGACTTCGGTTGCTTTGTTTGATTTTGGTTATATATCTACCTGTGCAAGTCAGGTTAATTCTTTGCAAGTGCGGATTCGTGCGCCTTGTACTAGATGAAAGGATACTTACTACACCTAATGTTGACAGCGAATAAGTTCCACGGTCGCTATATGCGGCTTCCGAACATGTCCCTGTATCCTCAGCGAGGATGACCATTAGTTTAGAGATTGTCGAGAGACATTACTCTATGTATGGAGTTTACGGATGAAACAGCTTACAGAGAGACGACTGAAGAGCCCCCCCCTTTTACTTTTCCCCATGTCGTCCACTCATTTTTTGGGTTCCCCCGTTATCGCCGAAACCACTTTGGTTGTCGAAGATCTCCCTCAAGGAGATATTGTTGCCCCTATTTTGATTCCCGAAACACCAGTTGTTGTCGAAGACTGCTTCCCCGTAGCAGTTGTTTCCCCGGTTAGCAATGCAGATACCAGCTGCCCTTCCCCTCGAAAGAGGAGAAACCGTCGTAAGAAAAAGTCAAGTGGAATCAGTTTATCTGATCGTTTGGCTTTTGTTCAAGAGAATGTCACTGATGATGTCAAGGATTTGTGTTTCAGCGTAGTAGAGGACGACCGTGGGACCATCTACGGTCCAGAACCTCTTTTTTACGCAGAGACTATCCCTGACGAAGAGACCCCTTCTCTTCTAATGAACAAGAAATTCTTCGAATTTTTCAAACAGTTGTCTCTTTTGCAAGAGTTGAATGACGATAATAGTTCTCGAATGAGAGTCGTTGTTCAAACCTACGAAACTCTTCATACTAGTGATGATGAAATTCAAACTGAGTCTGCTTTACTTGGTCGCGTCAATGTTATTGATGCAGCTTTGCGTAAGCACATTTCTTCCCAGTTCATCGACATTGGCACTTTTGTCATTGACCTTTTCCATTTTGTTTATCGTGTTTTTACCACCAACGATACCAATGAGATTCCTTATGCTCTTAGATCGTTGTTGCGTATTCATGGTGTAGCTGCCATAGAGTCCATTTTGCTCTCCCAGTTGTGTCGCCCTTTCTTGAATTTCAAGAAAAAGCAGATCTACACTGAGTCTAAACCTGTTGGTTCTGACAAAGAGCACATGGCATCCGAAGCTGTTGATCAGTTCGGAGATATGATGGAATATGTCTTTGATAGTGCCTTTGCTGATGCTGTCAAGAATGTTTTAGTTGCTGCAGCTTGTCTGAAGATGACTGATTACCAGATGAGTATGCGAATTTTTGAAATTCTTGGTAAGCGCCCTCCTGGTTCTCTCTTTGAGATTACAAAGGGTGCTGTCAAGTCTTTGGCTATCATCGTGAGGGCTGTAGAAGACATTGTCATTGGTAGAGAAGACCTTCACACCATTCTTTTTGCCAAGGATCGTTGGATCATGGCGATGCAAACTTTTGCTACTTTACAGACTCGACGTTCATCTCTCAGAGTTGGAATTGTTAGAGACAATGATGGCAAATATGATCGTGTTGAATGGCTGAATCAAGCCGGAGAATTGAAGTCCTATCTTGGAAAGCGTCTTCTCAACACTTCGCAAGCCAAACCGTTGTACCTGCAGATTGCTAACATGGTCAATAGTCTCGATGAGTGGATGACGCAAGTCAAGAATGAAGCTGGCGCCTATTACCGACATGCTCCTATTGGTTTCTGTATTGCAGGTCCTCCCAAGATTGGAAAGTCTTCATTGCTTGATTTGCACGCATCTTTGCATGCTGCTGTGATGGGTAGGACTTTCAAGCCTGAGTTGATTTACCATAGAAATATGGCTTCTAAGTTTCATGATGGACTGAAAGAACAACCTTACATCCATTATTCTGAAGTTGGTTCTGCTTGCCAGAAAATTGCTGAATCACATGTTGATGAGATTGCAGAGGAAATTACTTCCGTTATTGATGCTCAGCCCATGTTGGCGAATATGGCAGAGGCTCATGAGAAGGGAAAAACGTGGATTAACTTTGAACTTGTCCTGGTTGACACTAACAATCCTACCATGAACTTTACTTATAACAAGATGAATCCTGGTGCTTATCTCCGTCGTTTCTTCCACGTTGAATGTACTGTCAAGAAAGAGTATTCTGAAAATGGTACTACTCTCTGTCAGACAAAGGCTAGGATTGCGAAGTCTAAGGGCTTGCATCCCATGGATTTGTGGCATTTCACTCTTAAGGGAATTGATGTTGAGGACAATGCCAAGTTCAGATGGATTACTCATCAATACACTGATCGTAATGGTGAGGAACAATTCATTGCAAACTTGGATGTATTTGAGTACTGTTTTGCTGTCAAGCAACTCATGCGCCAGCACATGGAAAGTCAGGAGGAAATTTCCAACATGAAAAAAGATGGTACTATGTTTGACGCTCATCTTTTTGAGAACGCAGAACAATACAAGGCACAGTTCTCTTTTCCTGATGATGAAAATGAAGCTCTTGAGAAAGCGGCGGGCATTGAGGTTGATTCAACTGAGTCCCGAAGCGCAAGCCGAATTCTTAAGATGCGTAGTGCTCGAAGAAAAGCCGGGAAGAAGTTGACTCTTGATAAGAGAAAGTCTCATCGAAGCAAAGTTTGGTATGAAGATCCTGACAGTGACTCATGTGATACTGATGATTGTCTCCTGGATTTAGCTGTCGAGGACCAGAAATTGGACATGTCTGTAGAAGTTCAAAGTCCCGCTATCCAAATTGAAGTGGATCTCGATGACTCCTCTGATGGAGAAGATGAGAAGCATGAAGTAGGTTGGGATGGGGATCATGTTCCCGATACCATCATGACTGAAAGTGGAATGGAAGTCATTACTGAATGGATGAAAGGCCCTGATACTTCTCGCACATTGTGGATGAAAAATCCTAGTGGTCTTTCTATTGCTTCTATGCCTAACACTGTTCAGGAATTTGTGTTGAGAGCTTGTGAGGACCACTCTGTTTTTGTCGTTGATGTTCGTGAAGATGCAACGCTGTTTGTTGATAAACATGTCAATGGTAACTATTTGGTCTATTTCACATCGATTGAAGCAACTTATACTTCCAATAGTTTCAGAAAGGAGGTTCGCAAAACCTTTGCTGAATATGGTATTTCAGATGTGATTTTTGGTCCTATTGATCTTCAGGCTGTGAAGAGGTCTGATCAGCTAGAAAGTATTCATGTTGATCGCGGCTTGTTGAGCATTGTTCCATTGGTCGTCAATGATCTGGACAATAAACAGCGTATGAACTTCGCTCACGGAGACAAGAAATTTCATGTCAAGCCTTTGGCTCTTGTCAAAAATTCCATTTCTTATGCAGGTGCTGCCCTTGGTAGTACTGTTGTTTGGGTTTGGGACAATGCTTGGTCTCATGAAGTTTTCACTGTTACGCTTTCCCGCTACTTCACGATTTCTGTTCTTTTCTTGTTCACTTTTGGTTTTTTCCCTTTTTCATTGTCTTGTACCCTCTCAATGTTTACAATGTATTTTAAGCAGAAAGCCAAGGAGCGTTCGCACTCTATGGGTTTGTGGGCGCGCACTAAGTGGCATGAGGCTTATGAATACTTTGATGTGAAGTGGAAGGAAAATGTCTTTGAGAACTTTGTTTTTGGTGCTCATATTGGAACGTTGTTGATCACTTTCTCTTCTCTCATTTCTCTTCCTTTTGTGTTGGCTTATTGGACACAGAAAAAGGAAAAGAAGGATTCAGAAAGTGGACAATTGTCTGAGATCGAAGATGAGTTTGGATGTGGCACTTCTGTCAAGAGACGCGCTAAAGCTGCTATTGCTGACGATTTTGGACTTTGGGATACTCTCCCTTCGAAATCTAAATGCACTGGTATGCCCAACGAACTTGTCAAAAAGGTCATGCGCAATGTCAGAGCAATGGACTTCGAGAAGAAGGTGTTGTTGGCCGTACTGGATACGTCACAGGTATTGGTGGTGACAATGTGTTGACTTCTGCTCATTACTTCTGGGGAAAAGGACCTTTTGATGTTAGAATCTATCGCACTGCGAATGGTTCCAAGGAAGGTTCTTTTTTTGACAAGAAGTATTATCGCGGAGAATTTCATGTTGTAGGTGATGATATTGTGTGTTTCAGAATTCCGGGTTTCTCTTTTGGCGATATTATGGATCACATTGGTGATGGGAAGTTCAACAAGACTGGTGAATGTTATGTTGCTGGCGCGCAGCTTACTGCTGAAGTTGGCAAAGAACCCTTTACCACTATTGACAAGCTGAGTGCCAAGGAAAGAACAATTGATAGTTATCTTCTCTATCCTAAGGTTAACACCAAAATAGGAAGTTGTGGACTGCCAGTTATTTATCAGAAAGACAAAGGAAGTGCTCTCTGTGGTATTCACGGTTCTGGCAATGCGTCTCATGGCTATGCTCCTATCATTGACAAGAAATTGTTGTTGGAGGCTATCAAGTTTCAGACTTTGATTATTACTGAATCACGCAGCGTTCCTGAACATATCTCAATCATTTCTTCGGTCATTGATGAGGAAACTGAGCTTGTGGAGCCATCCCCTTGTTCGCCTTTTCAGTACAATGCTTTTCACAATCTTGAGTTCCGAGGGAAGTGGCCAGGTTCCAAGGCAATGGTTTCTCAAAAATCTGCGCTTCAGTATATGGACATTTCTCGTCGTCCCGATTTCGTGGACATGATGTTTGGGATCTTTGGTGAGTTCAGGAAGGTTGAATTCGCGCGACCTTTGATGAAGCCACAACATGGACCAAATGGAACCTGGTTGTGTCCTTTCTCTCTCGCTTTGAGCAAAGCAAACAAGAACAAGAAAGGTTTGAACACCAAAATTCTTGAGAATGTTATCGTTAAGCTCTCTGATAGATTGGTCGAAGGTATCAATTCCAATGGTATCACCCACTTGAATCCTCTGACTGCTGAGTTGGCAATAAATGGAGATTTGGATGATGATTTTTTGAGACGTATATCCGCTAGCACTGCTTCAGGATTTGGTTTTGCAGGAAAGAAAGAGAATCACCTTGTTTTGGGAGAAGATGGAATTAGAAGAATGACTCCAGAGTTGTCTGCTCTGATTTGTGATATCATCAGATATGTTAAGACTGGAAATCGGCTCAACTTTGTTTACGTCGCCTCTCTTAAAGATGAACCTAGAGATGTTCAGAAGGTTCGTCAAGGGAAGACCAGAGTTTTCTATATTTCTCCTTTGTCTTTGCTTATCTTGCAGCGCATGTTTCTTAGCCCTTTTTACACTCTCATGGTACAAATGAGCGAGGTTTTCTGTGCCGCACTTGGTGTAAACATGCATTCTGATGCTGATTCGCTTTATCAACGCCTAATCAAATTCTCAGACAAGTGGATGGAAGGAGATTATGGAGGTTATGATTTGCAGATGCCATTTGAAATTGGACAAGCTGCTGCTTCAGTGGTTATGAGCACTCTGAGAAGACTTGGTTATTCAGAAGCTGCTCTCACTGTTGTACATGCAATTTTGGATTCTGGTCTCTTCCCCACTGTTTACATGAATGGAGATGTGTTTTGTGTTCCTGCTCTGCAACCTTCCGGTAAGTATGCTACTGCAGAGGATAATTCTCTGAGAGGACTAATCATGTTGATGTATTTTTGGGAATGTTCAAGTCATGCGGAAAAAGATTTCTTTTCTTTCGTTTTGCCACTCTTGTATGGTGATGACATGCTTGCTGCAGTTAAGCCAGAAGTGCAAAAAGAGATTAATAATGTCACTTATGCTGCCTTTGTTGACACTTGCTATGGAATGGAATTTACCAACGCCCAAAAGACTTCAGAGCTTCTTCCTTTCGTTGCTCCTGCTGATGCTTCTTTTTTGAAGCGCAGGTGGAAGGATCATGCTACTTTATCTGGAAAGGTTGCCGCTTTGGAGATCGATTCTATTTATCGAATGTTGACCTGGATTTTGCCGTCTTCTTTTGTTTCAAAGAGTGTTCAGGTTCTTGCAACCTATGATAGTGCGCTCCGCGAAGCTTTCTTTCATTTGGACGATGACAAGTACACTGTTTTTAGACAATATCTTGGCGAGGATTTCCTGACGCAGTGGCCCACTTTGGAGTCCACCACTTGGGAAAGACTACAGACTTACGAACAACTTGTTCAGAAATTTACAGTTACTACTGAGAGCGGTGTTATCTCTAACACTCTGGAATCCTTGATTTCAGAACGTGATGAGATTAAGATGGACAGGAGTGAGTTTGATGGAAAGACTTATTCATTTGTTCGCCAGACTCGAGAGTATTGCAATCTCAGCAACTATCGCAAACTTGCTGATGCTCATTATCAGCTTCTGTCACGTCAAGAAGAATTGAATCAGGCTATTGTCACTCTTTCACAGAGTTTGGAACAAGCAAAGTCTGACAAAATTTGGACAGAATCCGGTGCGGCTATGGAAGTTGGAGCTATTGAAGAGGAAAAAGTCATGGTTCGTGAGAATGTTATCGATGTTGGTGGAGATCAGGAGAACACTTCTGATTTAGGCACCGCTATTGATTTGACTCGTCCTACTTCACTTCAGCCAACAGATTTCATTGTTCGTCCCGTGAAGATCGCTCAATTGTCCATTCCTCTCAATACGAATATTGGTCAACAGTACTCAGTTTGGAATTTGCTTTCACTTGACCCGTCTGTACGTGCAAAATTGCGAAATTACTCTCTCATGAGAGCTGACGTGGAAATCACAATTGAGATTGCTGCATCTCCTTTTCATTATGGCAGAATCATGTTGGCGTACATTCCCAAGGTGAGTTCAAATGAGATCACCACCGCTCTTTTGGGATCTGGCTCCGCTTATCGCTTTCAGCTGTTGCAGTATCTCTCTCAACAAATTGGTACACGCATTGTTGACTTGAGAGAAAACAAACCGCTTGTGATGACCGTTCCGTATATCAACTATCAGCCTTTTTGTCGCTTGTATGTTCCTGGTTCTTCGACATCTTTGGGCAGTGGAACAGCCATTCCTGATTTGTCCACGATGGGCACCTTGTGTATTTATACACTGAATCAGTTGAAAGCTTCCAACTCTACCGCTCCGACGTCTGCATTGGCTTACATTTACGCTCGTTTTGTCAATGTCACTCTCGCTGGTCCTACGGCTTCTCAGATGGCTATCACCACAGAGTCAGGGGAAATGGAAAAGGGTCCAATGGAAAAAACTGCCTCAGCTTTGGCAGTAGTTTCCAGACAAATTGAATCC